TAACTTTGTTGTGCATCATGTCTTCAATTCTTGTTTCTATCTTCTCTACCGACTTATAAAGATCTTCCAGTAAAAATAGCTGTTCCTGGTCCACTGGGACCTGTTCGGACTTCTTAAGCAAATCATTTTCAAACAATTCACGTGAAGTCTCTAACGATACTAATCTTGAAGTCAGCTCGGTATATGCGAATACTCCCATCGCAACGAGCACAATCAAACTAGCAACCGTCCTCATCGGCATCTGTACGGCAGCGGACTCAGAAATTTTTAACGCCATAAACTACTTATAAAAACCTTTAAAAATCCAATTAACCCATTTATTCCAGATAGACTTAACTTTGTTCCAAATAGTTCTGACTACCCACAAAATTTGTTGTTTTATTTTTTCTAACATTTCCATCTCCTTCTAGCTTGTCTTAGCCTTGAATTTGGATCTGCAGCTGCTTTTGGAAACTTCTTCATTTGGCCAGCACTTCTAGCACAATATGATTTACGTCTATTTGCAGCCTTAGAACCTTTTTTTACTTTACCTGTGACTGCTGTTCTAAGTTTTGAACCAGGATTATCTCTCCTGTACTTAGCAACACCAGCTGCTGTCATCCCCGCTCCACTTTTTGTAGAACGAAAATACTTTTTACTTCGTGGAGGCATCGTATCGCCTCCACGTCTTAATTTTAAAAGTTCCGATGTATATACTTTATTAGTAACTTCCATCGAAAAATACCGTCACACTATCAAAACCACCACTGATATCGATAAACGCACCATTAGGATAACGAATACCTTCATCAGGGATGTAAGGATCAATCATACCAGCTGCAGCAGGTGCATCTAGCTCTAATCTTTTATCTCCTGATTGTGATCCATTTCTAATGATCATTGCGCCAGCGGCTGAAGCTTTTGATACTCCATGCATTCCTCTAACTCTTGTTGCTCCTGCAAAAACTATTCCTGTTGTGTCAGTTGTAGCTGTAAACCCAGCTGATACCGCAGTGATAGAAGCATCGTGTGCAATTTGAGTCACTGTTAAAAACTTTGTTGAACCTGTAACTGTGTTTGAGTTTGGACCAGTTCCAATAGTTTCTGAAGCAGCGTTTCCGTTTGCGTCAGTTCCTGTAATTGTAAAATTAACAGAAGCGTTATTTGATGCAGAGGTTAGTGTAACAGTCGTTGACATGTTTGAGCCATCATTTACTGAAGTTCCAGTAAGGGTCATATCACCCGCGCCTGATTTTGTTTGCACGGCTGCTAGTGATGTTGTACTTGCTGAAACAGCTTTAAACATTTTCGCCTGTATACTTGTACTTGACATATTTTCTCCTAATATTTGGTCTCGGTGGGTATCAAGATCATATAAATGTCCTGAAGTTTCCCACCAAGATAATTAACTATTACGCTGCAAATGCAAACGCACCAGTAACAGCTGCTGCTGCGCCAGTGAATTCAGTTGCAATGTGCCATGTACCTTCTTCAAAACACATAAAAGCAATTTTGCCGCCAGTTGTTAACACATTAGTTGCTGCATTAGCTGGAGTGAAAACTAATTGTGTTTCACCAGCTGCTGAAGTATCAAAAGTTACTTCGTTTGCTGCTCTTGATTCTATTAAAGAACTAGTAGCCCAAACGTCAGATCCTGCTGCATTAAAAGTTAAAGTCGCAGTTCCGCCAGCTGTATCTTTTGATTGAACATAAACAGCAATAGCTCCTCTAGTTGCCGCTGGTAATGCTACAGCACATGCCGCAGCTCCAGTGTAATTGACAACTGCTATAATTCCATCAGCGATAGAAATATTTGCTGCTGTTGCTGTGTCAGCTAAAACTAGACCTGTAAGGTCAGGCATGCCTGAACTCATTCTAGTTGTGATTGCACCTGATGATGCATTTTTAGTAGCCATTTGAAAGCCACCTTCGGACCTTACTGGTCCATTAAACGTAGTTGATGCCATAATTTCTCCTTTGTATAGCGTTCGTTATGTCGTCTCTATACCGTCTGCCTAGCCAGTCGACATAATAAATTTATTCTAGGTCTTATCATTATACATAAAAAAAGGGGCGATGTGAACACCGCCCCTTCTAATTCGTAATACTATAGTAAGTATTAGACTAATTTGCCATTTCCAAATATACATCTAGGATCAGAGAACCCGAATGAATATCTTTCTCTAGCTTTAAATCTAACATTACCAGTATCGAAGTCACCTTCCATTGCTGTTTTGATTGGTGATCTAACGAACATTTTTAGTCCATTAGGTACATCAGTCAATAGGAAAAAGGCATCAGGGTCACTTAAGAAGTTATTAACTCTGTAACCTTGAGGTACCATTCCCATAGAAGCAACTGCGTTGATGTCGTTGTCAGCTGTTCCTGTTCTTTGAGGAGACTTCATCAATCTCTCAGCAGTAAATTGTAATTCTTTTGGAATTATCATTTTCATACCTTGAGAAGCGATTTTTAATCCTCTTTCATCAACAAACGAACTGATATCAATCAATGATTGTTCAAGTGAAGTTTCGTTAAGATCTGCTGCTGTTGCAAGAACGTTTGACAAGACACCACCAGTTGCTAATGGGTGATTAGCGTTAATTAAAGATACGCCATCTCCACCAGTTACTGAAGCTACTTGTGCTTGGTTCAATACGTTTGCAGCTTTCACTTGCTTCGTGTTAGCCATAGATCTTGCTAATGCTCTTGTGTATCTAGCAGCAAGTCTATCGTATAGGTTATCTTCGATTGCTTCTTCAGTGATTGAGAATGCTAAAGCGATTGTTTCGTGATTGTATCTAGCTGTAAATGTTTCTTGAGCTTGATCAAACACTACTCCAGCACCTTCTTGTTTAGTTGGTGCAGAAGCGAATCCACTTAACATTACTTCTTCTTCAAAAGCTCTGTCAGATGTTTCTGTAGTATAAATTTCAGCGTGCTGATTTTCATACCTTTTGTATTCCAGGCCGAATAAAGCATTCAAACCTGGCTCTAGTTCTTTAACTAGTTGCGAACGTGATATAGCCATAATTTATTCTCCTTATACGCCTGTTCTGCTTCTATATTGGTGATGATTAATTCTTACCAAGATATTAGCGTTACTCGTTGCGGTATCTGAGTTATCAGGGTCTTGCGAAATATCAATTGCTTGAAGCACGAATGATACTGTCGTTCCTGAGTTACTCACATCTAATTGAGTTTTAGAGTTACCAGTTTGTGTTACACCAGTTGTGTTTGTAACAGCATAGTTTTTGTAAAGATCTGCTCTTGTAAATGCTTCGTCAGCATTAATTAAGAACACCGCATCTGGGTCATCTACAACAAAAGCTGTTATATCACTTGCAGCTACACCACCAGGGTAATAGTTCAAGTAAGTTGGCTTTTGAGTAGTTGGATCTGAATAAAACACACCATTAAAAACTCCCACAACAGCTGTAGATAGTCCTGCATCATTCGCAGCGCTATATCTCTCGATGTTTCCAGTTGTTTTAACAACTACTAGATCACCTTGATATATTGCCGTTGCGTATCCGCTTGCTATCGTATATCTGTTTTGAGCTCCAACTAATGGTGTTCCGTCTAGTTTTCTATACGGTCTAAGACCGAATTTTTCTAGTACATTTGCCATAGTTTAGTTTCCTTTTAGTTAACGTTTTATTAAAGACCCGATAGCAATTGCAAAAAAATTATTTCTTGCGACTACCACCAAAGGTCACTTTTGACTGTCTATCAATATTGATAGGCATGTCAGGGTGTTGTTCCTTCATCAGATCATTATCAACCGCTTCAGCTCTATCTTGAGTTATTTTATCAAAATATGCCGCACGACTTTTAAGAATCTCCAAAGGGATTCTGCCCAACACAAGGCCTCCAATTCCGATTAACCCCTGATGTGCTCCTTCAGAAATTGTTGGATAATCATTTTTGCCTAACTCACTTATGATCGTATCGGCTCTAACAAATTCCCAACCTTCTCGAAGCTTTCTAGATACATTAGATGTATCATCGAATCCTTGCACTGTTGTTCTTATCCAACGATGTGCATAGCCTTTCGGCGCAGGTGGCGCATCCAAACTGGATGATGGAGCCCAATCAACTTTTCTCTCGTTTTTAGATCGAGTTGATGACTCGCGTGAAGTTCTTATCTTTTCCATTAGTTTCCTCCCTTCACGAATTTTGCGTATTCCTCTAGTGGCACCCCTAATTTCTTAGCGATTACTACCTGTGATTTGGTGAGTTTCA